CATAGTTAATGTTGCCTATTGGCGTGTTGGTAGTGCCTGTAAGAATATCAAGGCCGCTAGTTGATTCGGCTATGAACTGACGAGCCTCTATCTGGTCATCCGTTAGCGTAAAATCTTCAGCGTGAAACGGGCTTATCAGTTTCGTAAACGGTGCAGAATCTAGGAAGCTGGACGTGTAGGTGAATCCCGCGAAGTCGAAGATTCTATCAACTATGTCCTTCAAATAAACCGCTGGTCTCCATGTTTCAATGTCGTATATCCTATCTCCGTTGTTCTCGTATTCAAAACGAATACCGTAGTCAATCATCGGGTACACGTACCCCGTTGTGTTAGCCCAACTCCCCGTTATATTATTGTATGTGTATAGGTGGTCTAGGTCGCTGAAGTCAATGTAAGGACTGCCTAAATCATCAACATCATTCAACTGCTTATCACCCAACACGCTGAAGATGTTCTTCAACTTACCAATGAACACGACCTCGTAATCGTATCGACCGTTAAGAATGTTGATAGCCCGCAACTGAACCACACCCGCCATTACCTCAACACCGTCTGCAATTACACGCGCATCGGCTTTTTTGTTCGGGTTGAAGTTGGCCTCTATGTTCGTGCTGTTCGGGTCGTTAACGTTGCTAATGTTCACCTCCCAAATGTTACCGAACAACTCATCGTTGGATTTGGTCGCTGGGCATTTGATTGTCTTACTGTACTCGGTGCTTCGCTTGTTCGGGTCGCGAACATCTGCAATAGAGTAATTGAAGGAGAAGTCTAGCCCCTCCATTACATCCAATCTACGCCCCTCTACTATTACCTCAGCCACGCTGTCTGTTATTAGTTAATGAGTAATCTAACTCAAATGTGTATTGCATCAACTTGTCATTGAGGCTTGTTTGCTTTGCTATCATCTTAGGCTTTCCAGACATAGCAATCAATTGATTGTTCACCTCTTGATACACAACAGGCGAAGATGCAAAGTCGTTCATCCATACGCTTTCAGCCTCTGTCAAAAATGGAGTGTTGACCGTTAGCTTATCTTGTGTCATTACATGGTAATCGGTTACGCCCCTACTCATTGAATCGTATAGGTAGTTCGTGCCGTTGAATCTGTGATGTTCCTGTTTGTAGCTTGCCCGTGTTATGGCCGTTTCTTCCATTGATTTCATATTAAAGTTGAATGAATCGAAGCCGCCCAAACGGTTAAGCCAATGCAATCTGATAGGCTCATACTTCGAACAACGCCCGTTGATGTAAAAGGTGAATATCTCAGATTTGTATGCGGCTTCTTCAATTCTTACAGTATAATAAGTTGCACCGTTAAAAAAAGTAGCTGGATTGCCCGTTGACCACGTTGAAGCGTCAGAATTAACTATGTCGTATGTGCCTACTGCAATACGGTTAAACTTGTCTGATTGAGTAACGTCTATTACTCCAGTTGCCAATATGCCACTAGAATCGTATGCATTTAAAGCAATGCTATCTATACTTATTGCTGATGACAGAAAGTAAAGGAACGCGCTCTGATCGCTGTCTATGTATTGCGTTCTCGGTGCATCCGTTAAGAACTTATTGCCCGTTACACAGTTGTCGTAATCTGTGTAATCAAAGCTGAGCCAATCTATCGTGTTGCGTACCCCGTTCCATGCCGTCTTAAGATTCGTTATTATCGAATCAGCATATTCGTAAACCCCTTGCGCGTTCTTTATTTCTTCTCGAATGAATAGACGGTAATCGTAGAACATATCAGCACACGCAAATAGAGTAGCATGGTTGGCCGATGGTATTGCTATATTGGGTGCAATCTGCGTTTGTAGTATTCTGCTAGGGTCGTAATAAGCCTTGTTCGTCTGAATTGCACCTCCGTTAGTTACAGCCCTTGTCGGATAAACTCGCACCGTTGATAGTACAGGGTCTGTCGGATAGGTAGGCGGTATAACACTAACCTCAAACCGTTGGGTAGGCGAGAAGTTGCTACTGAAGAACACGTAAGGATTGTCGTTATATGCTAACGAGTACGCTTCTGGCTGTGATAGAATAACTACTGACATACAATTAAATAGCGTTAACGGTCGTTTGTTTCTTAGTTAAAGCGTTCCAATAGGTCGGCAAGTATGGCATCAGCATCTTCAGCTATCGCATCCGTCAACGCGGATGGTAGTTCCTTTGTTATCAAGTTGCTCGTGAATACGTTGGTAGCAAAGTCTGTACCCTTTGTCCCTTCGCGTCCTATCTTACGCGCTATCAAGTAGGCCAATGAGTTACGTTCTGATTCCGTGAAAGCCGCGTCTGATTGCCCGAATCGCATCTTATCGCGAACGTTCGGATAGGTAAGCCATTCGCGTATCTTGTCAATAGGCGGCATCTTGCCCGCTTTTCTTCCCTCGTCAACCGCGCCCCAATAGTCCAGCATCTCGATGTTCAATTCTATCTTCTTGGATGAACTGCGTATCTTGAATCCAATAGACTTATCAAGTTCACCGCTTGCTTCTGAATTACTTTCCTTCAGTCCTTGCGATAGCCTTTGAACCGTCAAACCTCCAATCTGCCGTAGTGCTGTCTGTGTGTTATTGAACGCCATACTGACTAAATAGCGTTATGCTACTTTCGTTTCTGTAATGACCGTTCGTATGCACCGCGTGCTTTCTGATAGGCCAATCGGTTAAGGAACTCAATGATGTTCATGTCGAAGTAAAACTCCCATAGTTCGGGTCGGCCATTGGTCAGGTTGTCGACCGTGTAAAGCCAACCGTACTTACCTAAGAAGGTTGCGACATTCGCACCGCTTTGCGTTGTATCGCTCTTAATGCTATCTCCGAAAAGCGTAGCGTACGCATTGCGTACTTCAGATAACTTTGCAAAAAAAAATCAGTCAACGGCTTAACAAACGTTATCGGTAGTTCTTGCATATCCTTTGCCACGTCCTCGTGAATCTTACCGTCATACTTTGGCATAAGCCACTTGATGCGATAGGCAAAGCACGCTAATAGGTTGTGCAGGTTCTCGTCCAGCTTGTTCTCATCCTCCAAAAAGTGCATCAGGCTTATCCATTGGCCGCCTGTTATCTTGCGCGCGTTCTTCTCGAAGTAATACCGTTGGCCGCTAACGCGGGTGCGTGTCTTGACCTTGCCAATTATCGGCTGCTTTAGAAAAGCTAAGTTGTTCATTATGGCATTATGCGCTGAACGGTTGAGTGCCAATATCTCATCCATGTCAGTGTCAGTCAATAGGCTTATCAAAGCACATTCGGTATTGTAATCGTGCAGTTCCCTTGACTTGTCCTTTAGCGATTCGCCTTTGCTCTTAGACTCCTTGAATAGAGCGTTGATAGCTTGATACTTCTTTAGGCTTATGGCCTCCCACGATGTAGGTACTTCAATCTTCATAGTCTTCTTGTTCTTCTTTCGTTGACTTTGTTGAGGTCGTAGTTGGTAAGGACGTATTCGCGTAACGATTGACCATCTTCCATAATTCGATCAACCACCATTTGTTCCGCTTGGTGTATCGTGTCTTTCCAGTTTGCCACTTTATAAACTCCTTTTGTGTCATCCGTGTACGGGTGTATGTTCTGAACAAAGATAGGTAAACCCTTCATTCCCGCCTCGATAATCTTCAGATTAGACTTGCATCGCGTGAACTTGTTGTCTTCCAACGGTGCAATGGCTATGTCGAATTGGTCGTACAGATAGCCGTAGTTGAATACGTCTAACGCCTCGATGTAATCAGCCTTGAAACTGTTAGCTAATCGCACCCACTCAGGGTCGGTCTTATTGAATCCGCATATCACTGGAGTAGTTTCGCCCCAGCATCCATCCGTTAGCATAAGGTCGTGAAAGTGTGTAACACCTCCCGCCCATCCGATACGGTTGCCGTATGTTTTCTTAGGCTGCCATTGCGCTTCATTCGGGTCTATCGCGTTGGGTATTACGTGCCAATTTCGGTTGAGGTTGTTAATGTAGCCGCCTAGATGTTCGTGCGTTGTCCATACCTCATCCGAGTGTAAGATAGCTTCTACCTGTTGCTTGTGCATTACTTTATTAGCCTTGCTTGCTACGTGGTTGTTGGGCAATAACCAAAGGTCATCAACGTCAACTATCACATACGTGCCGCGCTTTTGGAGTTCCTTTATGAATTGCCTCTGTTTGTAGATTGGCAATAGCCTAGAGAATACGACAACATCGAAGTTGTAGTCGAACACATCTGAAGAGATGCCCTCACATCGCGTAATGTCGTAACGGTCTGCCAATAGGCTGAACGGTTTGAGCAGCCTATGGTAATCTACTCCCGTGTCGTTCTTGCTTACTATTCCTATTTTCATCTTATCGAGTATTGCCCGCTTCGGGTTCGTTTCTTTTCCATTATGGCATAACGCATGGCATCAATAGCATGATTGAAGTCATCAATCGGTTCACCCGTTTGCGCCCCTGTCTTATCCGTTGCCCATGTATAGCCGCGTAGTTCTCTGATAATGTTCGTGCTGTTTGCCGTTACGAATATAGGCATCTGTTGCATCTTATCAATACCCGCCCTGACACTATCGCGCCCCTTCTGGCACGCCCGTATTCTGAAGCCGTGTCTTCTTAGGTCTTCAATGCTTTTAGGTTCTGCACTATCTGCTATGACCTCCTCACCTTTCACGCTTTGAATCTTCGCGGCTATGTCTGAGTTCGTTAGCCCTTTTTCGTAGAGTATTTCGTTGACATAGTAAGCGTCTTGAAACTCGCACACCTCAACAACTGCGGTAGGGTCGTTAGTGAACCCCCAGTCTATACCGTAGGCTTTCCATTTGTATCCCGTTGGCATTGCCTCGCATTGTTCCCAATTTGAGAACACTACGCCTTGCAGTGAACCAAGCTGACCCAATCCGTACACCTTCCACCAATTCGCCCAATACGGTGAATCCTTCCCGCGTTCGCGTGCCTGTTCGATGTCGTGCTTTATGGTCTCAGGTAGTGCCTCGTTGTCCAGATAGTTGAGAATCAGAAGCTGCGAATCGGGTTCTGTAAGTACTTCCGTATGTGCCCAAAATTCCTGAGTCGGGTTGTAGTCTAGGTAGATGTCGCTGCTTGTTCTGATAGCCAATTGATGGTAAGCATCGAAAGGAATGTTGTTAGCCTCGTTGACGTACAGGATGTTTCTTCTTGCACCTCTTAGCCGCCCTTCCTGGTCAGCACTAAAGAACTCGATGTATGAAC